AGAGTCGACCTGTCTCAAGTGCTCTCTCGAGCCCCTGAGCATAGGTTGGAAGAGTGATAGTGAGAAAGCTATCACCTTCATTTAAGGTCCTCCTCGAGATCGTAATAAGATCTCGTTTGGGGTTGGCACCACACCTCATGCTACAATCATGCAGCATGTGCACGAGAATCTCCTTCAGGCTTTTCATAGCACCTCCAATCAGAGGAAGCTAATCCCTAGTCTGAAGGCCCCCTCACGCCGGCTAAAGATCAAGTCTCGCCGTTAATCACACGTTTAAAGATAGGGTCTGCGGTATCCACGGAAACGAGGAGACCGCCGATCATCTTCATCATGTAATTTGGCAGCGAGATATTCGAATAGCCGGAGGGATTGACTGGCCCAACATTGGGACAGTCAAAAACGACGAAGCACGACTGAGTATACTGGGAATTATTCCCATCGACAATCAGATCGGGTGTAAGGCCGCTAACGGTTACACGAGCAGTGTACCGGTTGCGGCGCCCGTACTGGTGGCCGATGAAAAGTTTCCAAGTCTCAGTTGCACTGTTGTCGTTCGGTGCGTAAGTCGAATGATCCGCGGCACGTTCGATAGCTTGGAAAACAATGTTCTCCCCGCTGTCGACCGTAATCGTTGACCAGTCGCTATTCACCGTAAGGGGGTCCGCAAACATGGAAATGCCTCGTGTTATGGGTTCACTTTCGGGAAATCCCGAGAGCAGCAAGGATTGCCAGTTGCCTGAGAGAAAAATCAGGCCACGACAGTCCAAAACCGTATGGAGAGGCTTGCCTACGTAACTTGTTCGTCTCATAGCGAGAGTAAACGAGCGACGTAGACCCAGCAGGAACATCAAAGACGACTCCAAATGGAGCCGCACTAAGATGATCCCAGTGGGTACTAACAGTAATGACGTGTTGACGAGTAATCGTCCGCATGGCAAAACAGTTAGTCCAAGTTTCGTTATCGACTGCATTCCCTGACAAGTTCGACATAATGTCGCCTACGTTAGAGAACCAGTCGATTAACCAGGACCAAGGAATGAGTTCCCAGAGTTGTGAGGGCGTTGGATTTTGCCCGAACAGAGCTCTCTTCGCTCGTTCCGTCCACTGCGACGACCCGATATCTGGCACGTAGTAACCAAAGTTGCCACATGACCAGGTAGTAAGCGTATCGTACACTGAATAGTTGTAATCACACTGTCCAGTGAACGTATAGAGGCCTAAGTCAGCGACCCCAGTGGGGCCTCCGACAAAATAGCCCTCCAAAAGCGAGTTACCACCAATAGTGGTGTCCCC